CCGTGCTTATCGCACAGGGCGGAAATGTCAGCAATGCGCGAGCGCTCAGCCTCAGCGGCTTCAGCCCGCACCACTGCCAGATCAGGGGTGGTGTTTTCCATTGAAGGAATGGGATCGGGTGTTGGTGCTGCCGAAGCAGCTTCGTCATCCGCAAGGGATCGGCCGAAACCGACTCCAGCGTCTGCTGGAATCGCAACGACCGATAATTCATACGGACTCCAAGCAGTAGCAACAAAGTCGCCACTGCCACGCTCCTCCATTTTGTCGATGGAGTAGCCGAAGGAGACATTTCGGAGAATGCCATCCTTCACATCACTCAGGATTTCCTGAGCGAAAGGATTGCGGCTGAACCGCACACGCGCATAGCCCCGGCGTTTTTTACCGTCGATATACGCGCGCTCCACCACTCCGATCACTTTGTCGGGGTTGTGGTTGAACAACAGCGGAGCGCTGTCATTCAGGCGACTAAGATCAGCCGCCTTCGGTTCATGGCTAAGGATTTCGTTGCCGAAATACCGAGCCACCGGATACTCCGAGCTGAAAGGAAACTCGAAGGTCCGATCCTCGACCGCATCAAACGCAGTCATCTCACTGCGCTGATACTTGCCCTCCATCGCCCGCAATGCAGGGATCTTGGTCAAGGTGCTGAAGCGATGCGCCACACGCACCGGAGTCTCCTCCCAACCCTGTTCGCCTTCGCGATAGACCGTGATCAAGGCAGCAGGATCCTCAACGGTTCCATTGATCACCACCTCAGCGTTCGGCACGTCGATCTGGCCATCGCGTTCAATGCGATCAATCCGGCCACGGGCAGTGCCGCCACTGGAATCCCACTGAACGAAATCACCGACCTTCAGGCCATCAGGTTGAGCGCGATCAGCCTCGCCGTCGCCAGTGGCCTCCTCAAACTCAATCGGATCGAAATCATGTTCAGAGAGCCATGCCCGTGCCTCGGCTGGCGTGTACTCAGAACTGCGGAACCGGATCGCCTGGATCTCGCTTTCGCCTTCCTTGATCCCATAGATGAAATCAATCCCAGGACCACCCTCATCGTTGACTCGCCGCAGCGAATCGTATTGATCGGGATCCTTCAATCGAGCAGCGTGCTCATTCGGATAGGGGCGCCCTAAGTCCACAGCGCTTCTGTCTTGTATTGCCTTGATTCTATCGGCCTTTGAATTAGCCCAACTCTGGCCAGCATCTCCACCCCACGCTGCCCATGCCACTCGCCCCGGTGATGGATAGCCATCTTCGCCGGGACTGAATCCTTCGCCTTGCTTGTCCACTTCATGACGAGCAAACCAGGCTGCCATCGTGATCACCGTCTCGGCGCTCAATTCATCACCGCTCAAGATCTGCCCAGCTCGCGTAGCCGCCACCTCAGTGCCACCAGCCTGCCCTTCGGCCTTCCAATCCCGATAGCGCTGAGCCTCTTCCCTCATGCCATCAGTTGGCATCAGGTCCACTTCAGTGCCGCCGATGTTCGCCATCAGTCTCCCTGCAGCTGCTCGCTCAGATCCTCAGTCCCTTCCTCCTCGGGATAGCTCTCTTCCTCTTGCATCGGCGAATCGGTCTCTTCAAATGCAGGCACGCTGCCCATCGGTCGAGCGGCTTGGACAGCACCGCCATCCGTCACCTCGCTGGGATCGGTGTCGGTGACAATGTTCATCTCGTCGAGCAGCGCCAGTTCGCTCTGACGCATCAGCAGCACATCATCCAGATCGCCACCTTGCTCTGCAATGACCTGTGAAAGGGTCTTGAAACCGCACCTCACAGCGGTCTTGTAGGCATCCACCTCCTTCTGCGGATCCACCCACTCCCAGCTCCTGGGCACCCACTTGCTAGCGCGATAGCGATCAGGGTTGCTCTCGTAGCCAGGCAGGCTCAGCGCACCGCTCAGCACAGCCATTTCCAGCCATGCATTGAAGATCGGCTGGTGGAAATTCTCGATCATGTACCGCTGCAGCACGCGATAGCTATCGCGCTCCTCCAGCAGGCTCAACCGGCTGCTGCTGTAGTTGGTCTCAGAGAAGTTCTTGCTGATGCTCTCGAAGCTGACGCCAAGGCCAGCGGCAACAGCGCGGAGCATCGACCGCGTGAATGGCTCCAGTTGTCCGTCAGGGGCATTCAGGTCGGGCACCGTCACCTGTTGACCTGGATCCAGATACTTGAAGACACCAGGTTGGAAATCGCTAACGCGCTCGCCTTCGTAGACCTCATCAGCGGTCAGCTCACCCTCAGGGCTGGTGATGAATCCCATCAGTGCGCTGCTGGCCCGCGCACGCACCACCTCGGCCTCCTCATAGCCCTGCAGCATGTGCAGCCGCATCAGCGCCGATGCAAACCACGTCACGCCCCTCGTTTGGCCAGGACGATCGGAGATGAACAGATGAATCACCTCATCGGCTGGAATCCTGACGCGACGGCCATTGGTTCGTGCATTGCCCGCGTAGGTATCACCAGGGTGGTTGGCGTAGAAGTGGTAAGCCTGCGGCCGAAGATACTGATCCACCTCGATGCCCATCCGCACCGTATTGCCATCCTTGGCCTGCGGCAGGTCGTCATCGATCAGATAGTCCGCCTCAAGCACCTGCAACGCGAAAGGCACCTTCGAGTCGCCAAACGGTCGGCGGATCATGCGAATGAAGATCTCACCACTCTCCGCCAGGCTGCGCACCGCCAGGCGCTCAATGTCGTGGAAACCAAGTAGTCCGCTCACATCACAGCGGTTCTTGTTCATCCACTTCTCGAACTCCTCGTGGATCTGGGCGTTGATCGCCTCATCCAGCCGCCCGCCACGCAGCATCCGCACCTGACCCTGGTGCCGAATGCCTTGGCCGATCACATTGTTCTGGATCGCCCGCAGCGCTTGCCGCGCGTAGTCGTTATCACGGCACAGCTGCCGCGCCCGGTTGCGCAACGACTTGAAGCTCGACTTGATCTCGCTGTCGGCACTGGTGCCACTCGTCACCCAATCGCTGGTCAGCCTGCTGACGCGCGCGCCCATGTAAGCCCGCTGCCGCGGCCGTACTGGCTCGAAACCCATCGCCTTGAACAGCCGCGTGCGCAGTCCCATCAGAACCTCACGAACAGATTGAACGGATTGCCAAGACCATTAGCAATCATCTGAGCTTTTTGCTCGCGATTCACATCAGCCTTCAACTTTGTCTCCAGCGCCAGCAGATCAGGCAAATCGTATTTCTTCAGGCTTCGATTGCCGATGGTGTATTCCTTGACGATCCCATTGTTCAACAGTGATCGGATCGCAGCCTGCACTGCGTCCAGATCCTTCTGCGCCTGCGTACGGCCATCCAGTGCTGCAGGAGTGCCCGAATAGCTCAGTGCTGCCAGCACCAAGGTCTGCCCACTGCCCAGGGTGATCGTGCTGCCAGTCTTGGTTGCAACGGCCTGCCAATACCAAGTCCCGGCGTCAAAGCCAGAACTGGTGCCAGATGCAATGCTGAACTCCCACCCAGTTCCATAGGCGGTGCCCACCACAGTGGCGCCCTCGCTCGCAGCGTTGAACCGCAGGTAGTAGGTCAACGTATAAGCCGCGCTGTCGACCGTATTGCCCAAGTTGTCGACGCCAGCAACATCACGCCACTGGATCGTGTCGCCTGCCCTGATTTCGCTCGGGATGTTCACGGCCTACCAGTTGTGCACGAAACCAGGGGCCGCGACGGGCGGCTGCTTCTTTGATCTTAGCGGTGCCCTCTTGCCTTCTTCCAACTGAACCCGCAACTGCTCCCACATCGTTGCTTGGTTCATCCTGCGCGAATAAATCAACAGCGCCGCATAGGCATAAACCGCACAATCCAACGCTTCGTTGCGATCACCTGATTTCTTGACCCATTCACGAATTGGAAACCCTCGGTGATAACGCAACGCCTGCCTCTCGCTGGTCAGTTGCTTGAAATACTCCGCATCTGCAGCCATGCCGAAGTTCAAGCTGCCGGCCGCTTCGTTGTGGCGCATCCGACCGAAGAGCGTCGTCTTGATCGTGTCAGTCCCCAGTTGATACAGGACCACACCCTTCTTCAGCACCTTGCCGCGCCAGTTCACGTCCACCTTGCTGCCCTTGCCCACAGCCGGGCTATTCCTCCGGCTGCTGCCCTTGATCGCAACCACGCCCTGGCGCACACGCTCGCGCACATAGTTGTAGACCTCATGCGTGCAGTGGCCGCCAGAGTCGATCGCCATCTGCGCGATCTTCAGCTCCTGCCCGTTAGCTGTTGTCCATCCGGTCGCCAGCACCTGGTCCAGCTGCTTCCACACCTCCACCTGCGTAGGGTCGCCCATCAGCTCCTGGTGCCACACCAGCCAGCCAGTCTCACCCTCACCCCAGCCCCACACACTCACCGCCAACCTGTTGTCCTGCACGTCGACGCCAGCCGTCAGCAGCACCACTCCCTCAGGGCATGTGCCCGGCTCATACGCCAACCGCTTCGCCATCAATCCATCCGCATTCACGGCCGCGGCGTAGTCCTCCTCCCACGTCTCCGCCAGCCGCGTGTTCACAAACGCCTTCAGCGCCGGCGCATCACCCTTGGCCCGCAGGAAATCATCGACCAGCTGCTCCCAGCTGCACCATCCCAGCGGGCTATACAACCCCGACAGGTGAAATCCAGCAGTCTTGCCATCGCTCGGTGCAGTCGCGCGCCATTCGCCAGCAGCAAGCATCCGCGGCTTATGCACCTCCTCGAATCGCTCGCCGCATTTCTCGCATTCATATCTCGCAGTTGACGGCCTGCCGTCGTCCCACTTCAACCTGGACCACTGCAGCCACTGCATCTCCCCGCAACATGGACACGGCACATAGAACCGCCGCTGATCACTGCGCTGATACTCCGCCTCGATCCGGCTGAAATCCTTCACCGTTGGCGTACTGGTCAGCAGAATCTTCCGCCGCGCGAACGTCGTCGTCCGCCTTTCAGCCAGTGCCACCGGATCGCCCTCCCCATCCACGTCGCTCGGGAAGGCATCAATCTCGTCTAGGAACAAATACCTACAGGGCGCAGAGCGCAATCCCGTTGCGCTGTTCGCGCCGGTTAAAAGCAAAATCCCACCCGGATATTCCTTCGAGAACATCGTGTTCCCCGAATCCCTGGCCCTGGCCGGTGCAATCTTCTCCGCCAGGCACGGCGTTTCATTGATCAAGCTCTCCAGGCGCTGCTTGCTCAGACGCTTGGCCATTTCCACGGTCGGCTGCACAGCGAGCAACGGGCCAGGGGCGTGGGCGATCGTGTACCCCAAAAAATTGCTCCCCGCCTCCGTCTTGCCCGTCTGCGCTGCAAACTGCATCACCACCCGCTGCACACTGCTGGTGCTGCTCAGGCAGTCCATCGGCTCCTTCAGATAAGGCGTTCTACTGGTCCTCCAAGGCCCAGGCTCAGCGCTTGCCTTGCTGCTCAGCTTCCGATATCGATCCGACCACTCAGAGACCGTCAGAGGCTCTTCAGGCCGCAGGCCATCCATGAACCCGGCGCGCCACGGACTAGCCATCTGCGAGCTCCACAAGCGCCGCACGATGCTCATCGGTAAGCACCTGGTGGATCACCGCAGGATCGGTCTCGCCCGCCAGCTGATGGCTCAACCTGTCCGCCAGGTTCGACAACGCCTCACGCACACTCCGGCCCAGCGCGAACGCCTCCTTCTTCACCTCAACAGCAGGCACCAGTTCGCGCCGCTTCAGGTCCACCTCCAATTTCGCCAGCTCCGCCTGATAGTGCTCACGCCGCGCCCTGCTCTCGTTCAGCTCCGGGATCAGATCGTCAGGCAATCCAGCGACGCGACGCTTCAACTCGCCAACATCCTTAGGCGGCGACGGCTCCACCGGGTCAGGCTTGCTCACCTTGCTCGCATGTGTCGCCGCCGTGTTCTTGTTCCAAAGCTCCAGCGCTAGATCACGGTCGAGCCATTTCTTCTCGTCCTTGATCACAACTGCAGCGGCAATGCGACTCTTGCTCGCATGTGTAACCGCTGCCTTTGTGCACCCTCTGATCGCTGCAAACTCAGCGAACGTGACCAGCACAGAGTTAAGCAACACTGTCCTTAACTTAACTCGTACTAAACGCTCCTAAACTGTCTTAGAGGAAGTCTTATTTAAGAAAGGGTGAGATCCCTTCTGGCGCAAGGGTTTAGGACGGTTCAACGCTGACGCTAGAGAATCCGTGCGCGCGCGAACGACC